CCAGAAACACCAGGGACTAACCTGCCAACGCATCCACACCGGGCGCACAAAGTTCAACCTCCACACGGTAAGTCCGTGGGTAGTGGAGTTCGCGAACCGGAGGGAGTTTTCGGAGGTACAGGAGCCGCGACTCAGCTACGACATCATGCACCCCGAGGGAATTATGGACGCCATCAGCAAGATAGCGTTTATTTCGGCAATGCACATGGACAGGTCGTTGGCGTTGGTGGGGATTTCTGGGGACCAGTTATTGGCCGGTTGTGGCATGGCGGGGCTAAATGTATATGCAGTCGCATCCCGCCGGGCTGCGATCGACGGAAACGAGCAGGACCAGATCACGTACACGAACTCAGAGTATTCCTTGCAATGTGGAGTGACGCTGGATGTCCAGTCCAACCCGCCCACGTCAACGTCACTGGGTGCAGGGTGGATGACGAGGCAGTACGAGATTGGTGGCTCCGGGAGCTCAGCCATGCGGATGCCCCCATACCTGGATCGGATCTTCTTCGGTCCAGGCTTCGCCTTCTCGTCCCAGGACGACGCGCCGCACTCACTATCCCAAGGGGAGTTCCTGTCGGCCCACGTGGAGAATTTGAACTGGCTGACGTTCGGGTTGGTGCAGTCACCGGTGGACTACAAAAAGCCACTGTACATCACGGCGGCGGGGAACAGCCACGAGGCTCTCTCTGCACCTCCATACTCGATTTTTTCTTTCGCTGACAACCGCCTGGGACCGGCGGTCTCCGGGTCAGCGAACGCTATGGCCGTCGAGTTGGACGGGCGTCTGTCCGGTGTGCTGGGCCTCCTATCCCTTGAGAAAGACCATCGCACCATTGGCGTAATGCCCTACGCCTCGCTCGGCTCTGACCGTGAGTATAAGATCTTGATTGATTGTCCGCTACACAAGGGGGCCCACCAGGTGAACTGCTTACACCAGGTCCAGCGTCCTTTGGTTCTGGACGTGAGCTCCGTCCGATCACTCCCTGTCCCCAGGGCAACTGCTGCTCGCGCTTTCAGCAGCATATTTCGAGCCTAGCCAGGCTTACATAAAATGGTTGCGGTCCTTCATCACCCACTGGGGTGGTGACTGCAGTCAGTCTTCGCTTTACCGAGCACTACGCGTCGTCGACGGAGCTAGAGAAATCTTGCCCGATCCGGATTACGCCGAGAGCGAGTACCAAGCGTTGATTAACTGCAGTAAAGAGGCCCTAGAGTCCATCAATATTAACAATTCTATTAGTACAGTAAGCTCGGGATCCCTCGAGCTGAAAAAGGAGAACTGGAGCCAGGAATGGTTCAAAGGTTTGCAGAGAAAGTACCAACCTGCGTCTGAAACCACCAGCTCGTATCCTTTCGGAACCGGTATCCCCCGGTCACAATTATCATTGTTCCTGTCGGTTAGCAAAAACCGCACCCACGTATCTCGCGTGTGGAAGGAACTTAGTCTTGATTTGCTACCCAACAGCTGGATGGTGCCAATCATGAAGCAGCTCACAGAGGTGGCCAAGAAGCAAGGGGAGATACTCTGGCCGTCGTTTTGGAAGGACTTGGTCGGTTTTGAGCTCTACTTTGGTGCACCTCCGATTGACGGAGAGAAGTTTCCGGAGCAGATCGAGGAATGGGTAAACACTGTAAAACCCGAGGACGCCGAAGGCTCGGACAGGCGGCGGGTCACCGACATCGGTATGTCAATGATAAAGAAGACAAAAATCCTCTTCCCTGACCAGATGTCAGTGTCAGAATTTCTTGACAACCCCAGTCGGTGGCTGGCTAACGGAGCAAGCACCGGTTCTAGGTTGCTGGGCAGCAAGGGGACAAAGTTCTCAACCTTCCTGAATAGCACTAAGTCAGAGCTGATGGAGGCCATGTTTTCCAAGGAAGTACCGGGAAACGTCGTGAATCCAAAGCGTGAGCGTGGCAAGAACCGTAACACCGTGTCCAGCGATTGGGACCTGTACGTTCAAATGAAGTGGCTAGCACAGGGAGCGGAGAATGCCATGGAGTCGGTCTTCCCCACCACCTTGTCCACGAAGATCAACTCGATAGACAGATGGGGCGCCTGGCGTAGACGGGTGCGAAACTCGATCGCCGTCCCAATCGACCAGAGTAAATTTGACCACGTCCCATGGATGGATCTGCTGGAAGTCGCAATCCGCTACCTATGCGACTCAGCTCGCGAGAAGTCACCGCAGCCAGAGCTTCACTCGAGGATCACAGACCTGGTGATCCGAAGGATCAGGGCAGGGTCGGTCAGCTGGGAGGGCAAGACGTGGAAACACGTTCGCGGCCTTCTTTCAGGCTGGGCCTGGACAGCAACGTTAGGTACCCTGATTAACTACGTGGAATTCCTCGGCGTCACTTACGTCACAAAGGGCTCCATGCCGGACCTAAACAGTATGTGTTTTCAGGGGGATGACACGCTGGTGTTCACCAACTCGTGGACCGAGGCTGTGACACTGG